TACTGCCAGGTCGGCGCAGGTCGCAAAGCGACCGTAGGTAAACCTGCGCCGACCTGGCAGTAAATCAATAATTCAAGAAATCATATACATTTTGCGGGGATGCTTTACTAGGCTATGCTGTTTTTTTAGGCACCACTACTTATTAGAGGGGCGCGACTTTGCGTTGCCAATACGAAAAAAGAATACCCTCCCCCGACTCATGAAAAGTCGCGAAGAGTCTGCCTAACGGTGATCACTTCATTTTCACGATCTCTCACAGTAATCATAAATGCTGCTCTTTAAGATTTTATCTATTTTAGCTTCATCTGTAACTCTTCGTAATTGCGGATCATCTACAGATCAATCAACTATCACTGGAATGGGCTTTGAACCTCAAAATCCTAATCCAGGCGATCTAACTGAGCTATGGGTTGCGTATGATTTGAAAACACCAATCACAGGTGGAACTGCTAGTTATTCGTATTCATTCAACGGCATTCCATTCTCACCTACAATTGAAGATCTCTGCACTCAAACAGTATGTCCTAAACAAGTTGGAACCTATAATGAAACAAGTACATCCGATTTTCCTTCAGGTGTTTCTGGAAAGATTATCAGCACAATCAAGTGGGTAAATCAAGATAGTAAACCAGTTTGGTGTGTAGAATTATCCTTTAAGATCTAAAATGAAACTAATAACATCTAATCTTTGAACATTAAACACAATGGCGTATAAAACTAAATCTATTTCAATTTCTCTCTTAGACAAGCTTATCCAGTTGAGTGTGCCATTTGATGATGACTCACTCAAACGTATTAATGAAATTCTACCACAAAATCATTGGAGTGATATTAAACCAATTTATGTTTCAGTTATAGATGCATTCATTCTCTTTGAAAAAGTCATTCAAAATACAGAGTTCTTATCTTCTAAACGTGATAGGTTTGTAGGACATTTATGTGGATACGGTTATGGAACATATGATGAACTCTCTAGTGCTTTGTCAGAACATAAGCTCGGTTAATTCCAGTCAACTCTGCAGTGATATGAAACAATGCACCTGCAAGGAAGATCGTGACCCACTTTGAGAACCCTGCTTTTTCAGCGACCCAAAAGACAGGCAATAAAAACAATCCAACAAGAACAGCTTCAAACAGGAAGTACATTTAGTCTTTAAAATGGATTAGTTTTTTTGAGTATCATAAACAGCATACAATGGAGCAACCTATTTCTAAAATGTTAACTGAACTGAACTTTCTCGACATGAACTTCAATGTTCTTGAACAAGGACCTGACTGCTTTCATATAAGACTCTGGCAGAAACCAGATGTTGAGATAAGTATTGAAATTCTATACGAAGATGGAGGTATTATAGGATCTGTATTAAATCATCATGGTATGGATCATTCTACCAAAGCATTGATTATGAATACATTAATGAAACATCTAGAGCTTGATTAAAAATAATAGTTGAAATCAATGAAGCGTATCACGTATAGTGTGGTCGTAGATCCTGATGTTGATTTTTCACTTCAAGACTTTGCAAGAGATGTAGCGATCTGCTTAGCTGATCCAAATGGGTGGGAATCTAAAGGATATCGTTTTTATCAAGTAAAGCGTAATCCGCAAGTAGTTATTCACCTTACATCAAAGGCAGGTCTTCGCAAGGTAGGTTGTGATGACAACTTATCGTGCGCAGAGTTAGGGGGGCATCATATTAGAATCAATGCTGATAACTGGAAACATGGTTCTGCAAAGAGTGGACAATCATTAGATGGATATAGACAATATGTTATCTCACACGAAATGGGACATATCCTTGGTCAAGGCCACGTAAAATGCCCTGGGAAGGGTCATCTGGCACCGATAATGATCCAACAGACCTTAGGACTTCACGGGTGCCTTCCGAATACAAACGTGTAGTTGGAGACTCTTTTCGGAAACTTTTTTTAGGATGCGACAAGATCCAAGCAACAAAAAGAATACTTATGCAAACGACTATCAACTTGATCATTATATTTAGTGGTTTAGTTGCTATATGCCAAACCTCCCATTCCGGACATAACTCGGAAGATGTTGTAGTTCACTGCGTAGAGTCGGAAGTTGAATGGTGTTGACTTAGTAGGCTTTGCGATACCTGCAGCAGTGATGCTATCAAACACAAGAGTTGTTGTGTCAATTCGTGAGAAGTTACAGGTTCCAGATGGTTGATGTTCCTCAGGTTGAATGGCAAAGGAATATACGTTAATTGGGTTAATGTGAGGAGCATAGTTGACATTTGGACGTGTGATTAACACATCCACGTTAACAGCTGCATTTTGAAGTGCTGGTTCACTAAGATTATAAGTTCCAGCACCTCCAGAACCAGTTCCAAATGCAGTAATAATAGTTCCAGGTGCGAAAAAGAGACCATTGGCTGTTGAAACAGTAGCACCTTCAGTGATATAAGGACCAGTACCTGTAGGAAGACCTCCTGCACCAGCTGCAACAGTAAGAACATCACCAGATACACTGACACCACTTGTCAATGTTGTAACAGATGCTGTTGTACTTGTCACTTGAGCTCGGACTGGCCAGAAAGCACCACCTGTGTGATGTTGATAAGGTTGGACCTTCCAGAAGTAATCACCATATCGCTCATCAAAACGATCTTGACCATTGATTTGGAGACGAGCGCGGTTAACAATATCATCGTAGCTGAAAGGTTGTGTAAATCCAGCATTGGTTGTCAACTCAGAAGCACAGTCAGTCTTACGGGCATCTTGGAAAACCCATACTAATTCCTTGACAGGGTGATTCAATGTCAAGTCAATTCTAGCACTTGATGTTGTAATTGTCTGTTGAAGACCAAATTGGAGTTGATCAATTAAATACTCATGAGACTGTTGAGCAAATCTGCGACGCTCATCCACATCCAAGTAGATGTAGTCAATGTAGAGAGACATATCTGTCAACTGGGGTAAAGAAACTGAAGTACTTGATACACTTCCAGATGTTCCTGCAGTTCCAGTAACCAAATCTATTGCAGAATTGAGTGTTACATTGATACGAACCTCATGGTATTGGAGAGCAATCAATGGCAATGCAAGACCTGGATTGCGGCAGAACCAGAATTGGAGAGGGATGTAGAGAATTGCTGGGCGACCTCCACAAGATACTGCAGATGTCTCAGTTCCACCAAGGTATCCACCTACCATGCTGTCCAACTTGACGGAGTTATCAAAGTTGGAAGTCAAGTTCTCCCATAAATAAAGCCATTCACCGTAGTGAGTATCAATGATCTGTCCACCAATCTCTACCTCAATCTTCTTGAGAAGTTGGTAGCCAAGACGACGTTCAAATGCTGCAGTCCACTTGATGTTTGCAGTAACTGTGTCTGGAAGCTGAACTTCCAAGTAGGTCTTGTACATCAAGTCCGCATTGCGGTTGATGACGGCAACGACACGTTGTCCATACTGAGGCTTGCCAGTGAAGTTCACACGAAATGCCTCCATGGCAAAGTTTGTATGACGCTTATAGAGAACCTTCCAGAAGGTAATGTGAGGATTTCCAGTGATATACGCATCCTGAGCACCATATGCAACGAGTTGTAGAAGACCACCGCCCATTATGTTTATTCTTTGCGAGGATATATTCTTCTGGGTTTGACACAATGGCACCGCTTAGTCAAACAAATAGGTTTTGCAAGTGTATCAAGAAGGTCAAGCGAACGTTTCGCAATGAAAAAGGACCTATTGCGGTCTGTGTGAAATCAGTCTTGTGGAAGCAAGGGCGAACACTTAGAAGATTCAAATGTGGAAGACATGCTAGAGTGATTACCCAGAAGCGAAAGTAACACCTAATTCTTCTAAGGCTTTTTTAGCAGCTAACTGTTCTGCTTTTTTACGTGTGGTTCCTTCTCCAAACTGTTTCATAGTTCCGTTGTTATACATAACTTCTACAGAAATCATTGATGTTGAAGATGGAATCATAGTATACGTAGGAGTTGTCGCAAACTCACGCTGGCAATACTTCTGAAAGATATCCTTATAGTTGGTGATAGTAGTGACAACATCCTGGATGTCCAAATAGGCCTCCAGAACGTTGGTGACGAATACGTAGACAATGTTAAATCGGTTTCCACAATCTGTCCATAACGCACCAATAAAAGCTTCAAATATGTCTCCCAGTTTTTGTATGTTTCGTCGTCCATTAATAGCCACAGACTCCTCGTTGTGCCTAGAAATGACATAGAATGTATCAAGTCCGACTTTTTGACATAAGGCTCCGATACGCTCATTGTTGACGAGCTCTTTACGAGCATCAGTAAGGAATCCCTGCTTTTTGTCAGGGTATTTGCGTCGTAGATAGGTTGCAACGCAGACTCCAAGAACTGAGTCTCCTTCAAATTCGAGACATTCATAGGATTCATCTTGGAGGGGCATGACACCAGAGGGACACGGAGCAATAGACGCCGGTCGTCCATCGGGTGTGGTATATTCCGATCGCTTGACATAAGTTGTATGAACCATTGAGGTTTGGAAGACTCTAGGATTTGAAACGCGATAATGAGGCAAACCGTGACGATGTAGAATACGATGGATGTCCTTCTCTGTGAAGAATCGGTTACGTGCATTGTAGGGTGAATAAACATCTGTCATTATGTCTTGTAGTTTCTATCCAATCTTTTATCCGTTTTTCTACACAATGGGAAGTGCTCAGTCTATGATGTATACTGAAGAACCAGATCCTTTACCAAAAAAAGAAGCTGCTAAACTAATTGAACTTTCAAATGTTCGATATACAGCTCCCTGGAAATGTGATATGGCTGTAGGTCTTGTTTTCTTTAATCCAGCAAAGTCCAAGCGTATGGTTATGAACTACTTCTACACAGTTGAAAAACTTAAACTTGCAAAGATACCATATTACACTTTGGAGCTTGTGTTTGATAAACAAGAACCTGAGATCGCAGATGCCTTTCATCTCTGGAGTAAGTCTGTCCTCTTTCACAAGGAGAATCTTTGCACTATTCTTGAAGGTAGAATTCCTTGGTGGTTTTCTAAAGTCTTGTTCTTGGATGCAGATGTGATCTTTGGAAACCCAGACTGGTATACTGAAGTATCAGATGCTTTGAACAAACATGATGTAGTTCAACCTTTTACAAATGCAGTGTGGTTAGATATCACCTATACTAAGATTATGCAAGAACGAGCATCCGTTCTCTACATGAATCGCAAAGAAACTTTCAATCATAAGTTTCATCCAGGATTTGCATGGGCTTTCCGTCGCAAATGGTTTCGTAAAGTAGGATTCTTTGAGTATGGAATTACAGGAAGTGGAGATACACTTTCTGCAGCAGCATGGTTAGATGTCAAGTTTCCAGCTACCTATCTCAAACCTGCTTTAGTTCCTGCATTCAAGGAGTTTTGTAGTCTTCCAAAACCTCGTATCGCATGTACTTCAGGAGCTGTCTATCACTTATGGCATGGAACTCATGTTAATCGAAGATATGTAGATCGCCACGCAATCTTAGATGGAATACGAGATGTACGAACAATTATGCGACCTAACTGGAGTGGTGTTCTTGAATTTAGTGTTCGCGGGATGTCTGAGAAACTTCACGCCTACTTCCTCCAACGAGAAGACGATGGCATTTAAAAATATTGTGTTGTTGAGTATCATATCACGTTGATGGTGAAGCCTTTGTATACTTTGGCTACCCGTCTCTTGAGCACGAATGGTTCGTTAGTGTGCACGATTTCGCGTATCCAAAAAGGGTTCCTTCCCCATCAAAATTTGGATCAAGCTAAACAACAACTCGCAGAAATTCAGCAGACTCTACGGGAAATCGAGGAAAGTTTGAAAGACACTTCTCAATCCCGCTTTGCAATAACTCTAAGCTCAAAACCGTAATCGGATTCCACCATCTTCTCCTCTTGACGAGTAACAATTTGTTTCATTAACTCTTCACTTTTTTGAGGAACTAATTCATCTAGATACGCTTTCAATTCCTTCTTTGAAAGCGACCAGCCTTTCTTCCATTGATTTGGATATTTAACAGCAAATGTCATACCCGATGTTGCAAGACTAATCTTGTCGGGTAAGGCATCTCGAGAAGTCGCATACAAAGCAGCTAAGTCTAGCTCAACAGTTCGTCGTTCATCACGAAGTTGAGAAGCACGAGTATTAACATCATTCAGTTTACGGGTAATTTCAGCATATTCGGAGAGAATGGGTTTAAGAGCTTCCATGGTATGCTGGTTCTTACTTAATTGTTTTAGTATCCGTTTTAAACAAGGGATGTCTTGGCTTGACGACGAAGAAATTGAACGACTCCGAACAGTTTATAATAAAGAAAACCCTAAGGAATCACCAGTTCCAAAGGGAACACCTGAAGAAATGTGGACAAACATTCAACATCGTCTTCAAGACAAGTGCTCTACAGGAGCTGCAGAGTGTATCGTTTCATCCTTGATGCAACGACCCCGAGCACCTAAACAATGGACTGTAAACAGATATGAATGGTTATCATCAGATGATATTGATCATGTTGAAAAGAACTATATGAAACTATTTCCAAAGTATTACTTTGTAGGATGTATTCCAATTGACTTTGATTTGAAATCAGAGACGAATGAATGTATTGTAAGTTCACTTTGTGAGATGAAACTAACAGAACTCTCAAAAAAATATGATCAGATTGGAATTGTCTTTAATACAGATCCTCATGATGGGCCTGGAGAACATTGGATTGCTTTGTTTTGTGATATTCGTGAAGAGCTAGAGTATCCACGTATTACTTATTTTGATTCCTATGCTCATGTTCCTGAAAAAGAGATCAAGCGACTTATGAAACGATGGAAGGAACAGTGGGATGCAACAGGCAAACACTCACAACCAATGAAAATGACCTTCAATGCAACAAGGCATCAGTTCAAAGATTCTGAATGCGGTATGTACTGCTTATATTTCCACCGAGCCTGTTTGATGGAACAACCAATGGAAAGCCGAATTCCAGATGATGTAATCAATGGATTTCGCCAACTCTTGTTCAGAGTTCCAAAAATAGAAACAAGTAAGAAGTAATGGAAGTAGTCATCGGACTTGGACTTGTAGGAATTCTTGGATATACACTCTGGAATCATGTGAACACTAGTGAAGAAGATGTACCTAGTATTTCAACACGAAAGCATCTTCGAGATTATTATGTAACAGGTGGAGTCTATGAAGAAGTTAAAGATGTTATCTCAAGTGGTCGTCGTCTTCTAGAGGTTCACCTTTATGCAGATGAGAATGGAAAACCAATTGTAGCAAAAAAGGCATTGAATCTTAGTTATGATTATGCGTATGACTACTGGACATTTGACTCAATTTGTGTAGATCTAATTCAAGCATGGGAAAAAACAGAAGATCCATTTATATTATCCATTGTTCCACATTCAGTCAATAACGTCACCCTTAATAAAGCCGCTGAATGTCTTAAGACAACTGTTCGTCGTCATTTAGTGAAAGGTATAGAACCGTCTACACTCTTAGATGATTTAAAAAATAGGTTAATTCTAGTTTCAGACAATGTCAAAGGATCTGAGTTAGGAGAACTTGTAAACATGTTCTGGTCTGAGTCCAAACTACGTCGCATCCTTTATAGTGAAGGAATGTTTCCTCGCGACAGAGTTGAGCTTATTAGATATAATCGATCAGCAATAACCATTGTTGTTCCGGATACTACATTTGGAAAAATAGCATTTGAGCCTAAGGATGCGTTTAACAATGGTTGTCAATGGGTTGTTTTTCAAAATTCGTCGGGCCCTGGGTTCGTTGAAAAACCAGCTAGACTATAATAACTTCTTAGCTCCTTAATAAATGGCTGAAGAAGGTGGTAAACGACGAAATAAGTGGTTGACGCATGTTAAGAGGACAATGAAGGCACATAAGGGAAAGAAGTTTGGTGACATTCTCAAGATGGCAAAGAAGACCTATAAGGGTGGTGCAGAAGGTGGTGTTGAAGGCTCACCTAGTATGCATGGTGGCCCTCTCTCAGGTGCAGCACCTCTCGGTGGTCGTCGCCGCAAGACTCGCAGGGGGCGCAAGGGTGGAATGAACATGGGCTATTAAAATGGATTTCTTTGTGTCAAAGTAATAGAACTTACAAATGGACGAACCCCCAAAAACACGACAAGAAAGAAAGAAACGACCCCGTGAAAAACGACCAGACGTGTATTCATCTAAACACGCACGTCTTACCGTTCAAGCATTCACGAAACCCAAATCAAAGTAATTTATGATGAGAAACCCTATATGTCTTCGCATGGTCTCTGGCTTTAGTCCTTCCACCACCAGAGAGTTTGCGACATGTTTTTCCATGGTACGTCTTCTTGGAGCAACCGCTTCTGTAATACGCAAGATGGTGAGCGAATCCTTTATACGATGGCATTGAAGTTCCTACCTTTTTAGATAAATCACTCAATAATCCGTGCATCCATTTCATATATAAAGAACGATTAGCTAACTCTGGTTCATGTTTAGTAATATAGTCTTTGTAGACATTTTTGAGTTCTGCAAATGGATAGACCTTTTCAAGAGCGTGAAGAAACGTTCTCTGAACAGCCATCTGTTCAGGTTCAGGTTGTTCAGGATAGTTGGCAGAGATGGAAGCCAAAAAATCGCCGCCAGGCACAGCTGTAGGTTTTAAAGCAATATAGTGTTTTTTAACATCTTCAAAGTCAGGATCAGGACCAGGGTCTAACACAGCAGGATCGTTCTTACATTGTGTCCTTAGCTTATGATTGATTCGATTATGGAGATCGTACAACCACTTTCCAGGGTCGCCTCGTAGGGGAGTTTCATGAACATACTGAGTAGTAGACTCTCTGCAAAACTTACAAGGCAATATATCCTTCATCTGATTCAATACGTCGTCGGGGTGTTTAGAAGTAAACGCAATCAAATGAAATAATTGCCACGCACTCGGCCCCCAGAAGCGTGTGTCCATTGTCTTTACGAAATAAAGTATGTGGTTCTTAATAAAAATGCTTGATACTCGTGATATTATCATTCTCACGGCTTCGTTTTACCTTGGAGGTGTTGTTGGTGAGTTCTTCAAGTCTCTTTCTGAGGACATTCTTACCCCATTGCTCGCACCTGCAGCAGCAGCCGGAAAGGGTGTTGGAACCTTCTCAGTCACAGTTGGAGGAGTAACTCTCAAGCTTGGTGAGGTATTAGTTGCCTTCGTTAACCTTGTTGTCTCCTTCGTGTTAGTCATCTTTGCAATTGGACTCCTCCGAACCTACGTCTTATCCCGCATTGGTGCAGGAAAGGGTGGAAATGTCCAATAAACTCGCTTCGTTCAATAAAAAACTAACGGTATAACAAATGGTTTGGTATAATCCTTTATCTTGGGGTAGAACTGAACCTGAAGTTGTAACTACTCTCCCTCCTGCAACAACGCAACCCTATACTGGTGCTCGTCGCAAGACCCGTCATGGTCGCAAGGGTTCTAAACGCTATCAGTCTAAGAGGCATCGAACCGGAAGGAAGTCCAGCCGCTCCTAGGATGTGGTCCATAAGTACTTTCCAATCTCTTCTTAAGTTCAGCTGTTGAACCTTTAGAGATTTCATTCGTTCGCTTCCACTGCTGAAATAAACCATTAATCATTCCAGTCGTAACACCTTCTCCGACTTCTCCAGCTGGAAGAGGTGTAACATACTCACGGATGAAACGGGCGATCGCGTCCGAGTCCTCCTGATACTCATTGGTATAAGCAAGAACCTTATCAGGTGCGATGAGTTTACGCCATCCATTACCTTCTCGATATACAGTAACTAAATACGACAAGAAGCAAGTAGCCCATTCTTCACTCATAACCTTTTGTTGAATGCTTTCATCCAATGGTTTATGATTAGGTTCTGTTGGATTGACTACAAACTTTGAAGGCCAATGAACTACACATAACCTACGCCAAGTTCCTCCATCAGTAGCACCTACTTTTGGCTTCTCATTGCAACTGAGATACATCTTGGCCTGCATCTCAAACTCTGTAATTCCTTGATAAAGACCACGATAGGCCATCTTTTCGCAAGATGCCAACTCCTTCATCAATCCTGTGTTCAATGGAACTGCCTCATCAGGTTCTTGAGTAGTTGCAAAACGCTTACCTTTCATGTGCATCACCTCTGGAGCAGCAGAAGCAGAACTAGCTCTCTTTTGAGTAAGTAATGAAATTGGAACTTTAACTGCATAGTCACCCATCATAATTGTCATTAGATTTGTGAGCATTGACTTACCATTTGAACCATCACCTGTAAGAATATGAAACTTCTGAGCATCATTTCCACCTCGCAAACATGTAGATAGTTGACGAACTAGATAGTTTCGTACTGTTTGATCAGGTTGAACATCTTTTAAGAACTTATCAATCTCAGCCCAACATTCATACGTTGTATAGTGACGTTCTGGATCATAAACAATACGTGTAGAGAAACTGATGTAGTCGCTAGGCTTTCCATCTCTAAACTCCATTGTAGTTGTATCAAATACACCGTTTGCAAATGCAATTAGATTCTTGTTCTCATCAAGCTTCTTTGCAAACTGTTCATCTAGAAATAGCTCTTTACATTCATCCATAACATTCTTCTTGAAACTAGTCTTTTTGAGCTTCAAACGCATATTTGAGAAAGCACGTTTCTTAGTCTCAGCTTGACAAGTAGGACATTCTGGAGTAGAGTCTTTATGTCCACATTCACCAGCAACACGAATGTTATTTATTTCAGCCATTTCCTTGTCAAGATAGAGCTTTGAGATATCACTTGAAAGTCGACACTGTAAAGCAACTCCGCGGTCTGTCTCTGTCCAGTTATGAACTTTATATTGATACCAACTATTGCTTCCATACTTAGCGCATACAAACTCATCACCATACTTTGCATGAACTACACGAGCAACATCATGTTCAGTAGATGTCATAGAAGACTCTTCAATAATTCTGTCAAGGTTCTGATTTTCTGCAGCTAGATAACCATCAAGGTTGTCGCTACGAGACCAAAATCTAAGAGTTCCAATACCTAGCTTCTGACCATCTGTTCTAAATCCAAACCCATTCCATTTGATAATAGCCTCTCTTTGGTTGTATTTATCTCCATACCTTGCAGAGTGATCTAACCAAATTTCAGATAAGTCTGGATGAATGTTTTTAAGACATTGACCAACTGCAATCCAATCATTGTATTCAGTTGCCCTAGTTTCATTCAAATTTTTGACAAGAGCTTCATAATACTTATAAAGACCTTCAGAAAGTGGTGCTATATAAATCCTACCTGGTGATGATCCTCGAGAAGAAGGTTCTTCATCACGTGTTGATTGACGACCACGTCCAGGAACTACAGCACGTCCTCCAGAAACCTGTACGACTTCACGTTCAGGAGTAATATGAACATTTGCCTTTCCAAATTCAGTTAGAGGAGTCTCTTCGTTTTCATGTGAACGCAGAGACATCTTCTGTAACATTTGTGGTGTGTATTCACCCTGTCGATAGTCCTCACGTGTCATCTCACCTGTTTCATGATTCCAATGAAGAATATAACGGATCTTGTATGGCAAACCTTCATTCTTCTTACAACCAAGAACCATCCAACAATTTGTATGGGTTAATGGTTGCTTATCATACACTGTATCCCAATTTCCATGACACTGAATTTCAGGAAAGAACTCATCCATTCTAGGAAGCAGTTTTCTACGAATACCTTGCTCTGCTCCAGCACGACTCTTTATACTTGGAATCTGAACATGAATTCCAGATGCAGAGAGTTTCTTTGTAGGATCCCATGTTGGACGATCTTTCTCTAAAACATATATCTCTGTATTTTGTTTGATTTCAATCCATTCCTTTGCTTCTTCCATATAGGCTCCAATGAAGTTTAAAACCTGATCATATGTATGCCTATGCTCTTTCACAATACCATCGAACTTGATATCAAGATCAATACGAAGAGGACCAACTGTTGTACCTTTCTCCGTAAAGTATAAAGCATTGTTGTTGTTCAAGTCATTACAACATGCCTTATAGAACTCTGGCTTATCTTCTTCAGTCACAAACCACTTTTCTTTAAAATCACCATACTTCTGAATGTTGAAAGGCTTTCCCGATTCTTCTACACGATAGCCCATACGTTTCTTACCTACTGCATCAGGGTCTCCATTAAGAAATAGCAATGACTCTGACATTCTGTGATACTATGGGGGATTAGTTTGTAGCCTACTATCCATTTTAAACGCGCTTAGCCTTCTGAAAAAATGGAAGCTCTTTAATACAAGGAGACCTAGATACACAATGAAGTTCTGTATGAAGTGCGATAATATGATGTATAGCATCGAAGAGCGAGAAGGGTCAGCCTTTCTGAAATGTAGACAGTGTGAATACGAGGAACCTATTACCAAAGAAAATCCAGTGGTCTATGATCACGATCTATTGCAAGATACATCAATTCAGTACTCAATTAACCCGTATCTCAAACACGATCCGACGCTTCCTAGGTTCACAACGATGAAATGTCCAAATCCAGTATGCACTACAAAAGGTAAGGAATCTAACATTGTTGGCATCAAGTTAGATGCTAAAAATGTAGTGTGGATGTATCAGTGTGCAGTATGTGATGCTACGTGGAAACAAGCGGCACGTGGTCCATGAGAACCACTTGTGGGACGTGGTCCATGAGAACCACTTGTGGGACGTGGTCCATGAGAACCACTTGTGCGACGTGTCCTTAAACTGGTGATCGAACTGCTTTATATGCACCAGTAGCCTTAGTATCTACACGTGCCAATTGAGGTGTTGGAGCGTAGACACCAGACCATTTTGCTGCTGTAGTAGGAAGACCACCTGTTTGTTGTGTCTTACCTGAACTCAAGGTTCCAGATTGAGTTAATGTGACTAAACTTTTTGGATTGTTAACATTTCCATACCCTGCGTATGGAAGAACACGAGCATTTCCAACAATTGTTGAATCTCTGTTTGGATATCGTGTTACATTAATAACTCCAGTTGCACTCGTTACAGCACTTCCAGTTGCACTATTTGCGACTACAAATACAGTTGAACTTGGAACAACAGCAACATTAGCTAAAGTTAAATTGAATGCAGATGTAGATAGTCCAGTAATAGATATATTCTGTGTATTTGTTGCAATAAGACCGTGTGCTGCAGCAGTTGTATAGTAAATAAATCCGTTAATGCGACCAGTTGTTGATCCAGTAACAGCTGTTCCAGTTGCTGTATTTTCAACCTTAAAATTTGTAGCAGTAAGTCCATTTGCAATAACAGTTTGACTTGTAAGATTGAATGCTGCTGTTGAAAGACCTGAAATTGTAACAACAGATCCTACTGTAAGTCCATGAGCAACAGAAGTTGTGTATGTAACTGTTGTACCTGTATCAGTAGATGATGCAGCTGTAACTGTTGTTGCTGATGCTGCACTAATAGTTGTTGGTAGTGTTTCTACAACTATCTTAGAAGGATTAACTACATAGGCTGCTTGACTTGTAAGCAACTGAGCATTCAATACAGATTGTGTTAGAAACGGTTGAGCACGGGTTTGAATAGGAATTGGCACAGCTCCATTACGATACGATTGAGAGGCTGCCTGTGCTTTAATAAACGTTGTATAATCCGAAGCAGACAAAGTCGGCATTTGTGATTAGAGACGGAAAATACTCCCTCCAACGAATGCGGGTGATGTCCATCTAGGTATCGCAAGAACACTTCCTCGTCCAAAAAATTCTGCCTTTGTAATCGTTCCAATGTCTTGTTTCAGGGGAGCCACGAAGGTTCTGGACTGTTTCACTGGATCCGGTGTGAAAGTTGCTGCGACACGAGTGAGACGTGTAATATCAGATGGCTGTGCTGGAATAACTGGCATTTATGTATTCGTGAGAATAGAAGGAGCTATGCGACGTAAAACGGACAAAAGAACTCCAACGCAAGAGTAAGGTACAAATGAGTGCAATTGATTTACATCCTGAAGTGCGACCAGTCTTTCGTGCTGAAGTAGCAGAAATGATTAAACAACCACGTATTACACAACCTTACTTCACAAAGTATGAATATACAGCTTTAATTGCGACTCGCGCACAACAGCTTGCTGAAGGTGCTAAGCCATTGATTGATCTAAAAGGACTCAAGACATCGGACCCTATGTTTGTATGGACCGTTGCGAAGAAGGAAGTTGCTGAGAGAAAGCTGCCCTACATTATTAGGCGACAGCTTCCAAACAATACATCTGAATTTTGGAGTGTTCAAGAGATGGAGATAATGTGGTGAGTTACTTCAAAGCAACCGCAACCACGAGTGCCAAAAGCATATAAATGAAACCTTCATTCCACCCGTGCTGAGCTGTAAAGAATGTTCCTCCAAACATATCAGCAAATCCACCACCGACTGTATGAAGTAATGCAATGATTACAATCATAATTAACAACCACTTTTTGAATTCACTCATTGTTTATTCACCTGAAAGTTTCGCAAGATCTTCAGCAGAAGGAGGAAACAACAACAGAGGAGGAACTTCTTCAGGTGGGTTCAACATATGCGGGGGATCGTGAGAGGTCATCTTCATTGCCATGGATAAATCAATAGACTGAGAGGGAGTAAAACGAGCATTAACCTTTGCGATATCAGAGTTGATCTTTTGACGCAAAGGGTTTTCAGGCGTCATCAAATATGCAAAGGCTGCAATAATGAGTATCACTAACGCCAATAAGATATATTGTTTGGACTTCTTCATTGTTCTTTCGGGTAGACAAGAAAAACGGAACTCCTTGGCTGAAGATAAGAGAAAGATACAATGGACTTTCCTATTCCTATTCGATGTTATACATGTAATCTTCCTATCGCTGGTAAATGGCTAACCTTCTTAGATCTCGTAGCAAAATATCGTAAACAAGATGGTCGTCCTGAAAAAGATGAGTTAGTATACCTTACTAAGACTACTACCGTTACCGCCGAAGGTAGAGCGATGAACGACCTTAATCTTACCAGGGAATGTTGTAGAAGGCACTTCTTTACCCATCCTGGCGTATAGACATTTATCGCAAAAGTATTCATTCTTTGAAAATTCAGAACAGGTGTCTTCAGGACATAACCAAAGTCTAGGAATGCGAATCCTAAGTTTGACCCTCTCCATTCTTTTTTACCTACTAAATAAGAGTAAATGTCATCTTACAGTGAATACCTTGGACGAATGAAACAACGAATGGTGACAATTACAGATACACGTCCTCGTCGTGATGCAGGACACCAGACAGAGATTGTTAAGCGATTGGCTGCATCTGGCAACTTAGAAACACGAATTGCTTCAACTGCATGTGCTGTTGTTTTGAATGCTCCTTCTACTGCTACTCCATCAGGATACCTTCATGGAGGAGGACACACTGTTCAAGATGCTACTGTATATTCTGAATACGTCGCAGGACAATCTGTTGCTCAAGGCACTCGTGCGAATACAAAGGCATCTTTGATTACAAATACGGCTCCATGCTTGTCATCTTCTCAGCTCCCCGAAATTAATGATAAATTAGCAGCAGACGCACAGCTTTCACTCATTCAAGCAGCTCGCCAAAACTATGGCAATGGATATGCGAATAACTGCTGTCCTAACTGCAAAAAGGTATTACTTGCAACTTCATGTAATTGTCGTCTTACTGCAGCTCAGCAAGCAGCCCTAAAGAGCACTATTAACTGGCCTCATACGGCAGATGGTAACGCTTAAACACCTCCTTAAGAAAATAAGTATGTTGACCGTCTATACCTATCCTATTCCTAAACCTGACGATTGCTACGATGTCTCTAAACTTTCATTAGAAGATGGATTTTTAGAAACAATCCGTTCTATCCTTGAACATCAAAAAGGAGGAACCATTTGGTTTGGATATCTTGAAGGATGGATGTTGACTCCTCATGAAGAAGTCATTTTACGAAAAGTCATTCGAAATTTTCACTGTATTGTAGTTAGTCATTTTCCATTATCGTTTTCTCAGGCGTGGAAAAACGAAATCGATTGGGTCTACACAGTCAGGAAGCACAATGGATACACCAACTCTAACAACAATGGTAGTTTTGTACACAATGGGAGTTCGTCTTGATACTGATATTCTTGCTCATACACTTCCTCTCACCGAGTCTATCATCAAGGTTGAAAAGCAAGGAATTATCAAGAGAGGTTCTTCAAAGAGAGATCTCATTAAACGTAGAGCCAAAACAACTCCACCAAAAAGAACTACTGGATTTGGTCATAATTCAATTACATTGGTAGTTCTCTCAGATGGAGATGGAAGTCTTCTTCGCAAGGAGATTACTGTAAAAATCTTTCAGAATGGTGTATTTCACATCACAGGTGTTCTTGATGAACTATATGACAGACATGTAACAACGATGTTGAAAAATCATATTGAAACTCAATGTTCAAGTGCTATTCTATCAGGTGAATGGACTAATATTCGTCGTGTGGTTCTTATGAACTACAAGACCAAACTAGTTGGAACCTCAAATCTATCACGAGATACATTATATGCTTCTCTTCGAGGTAAAGGCGTCACCACAATCTATGAACCTGCAGTCTATCCAGCAGTCAAGATCTACTTTCCTGAAACCAAATGGATTGCAAAGGTCTTTCGAACAGGTCAAATCATATTAACTGGAATGACAACTCATGACGAGTGTGCGTCACTTGTAACACAGTTAAAGCCATTGTTAGTAATATAAACAAATGCAAGCTCGTGAACTCACTCCTCAAGAAGTTGAAGCTGGACGAAGAGGTATTAATGACATAGATTTGTCTGCAACTCAAATTCAAGCACTTGTTCGCAATATGGATGCTTCAAAACAAAAATGGGCTCGTATCAAGCATAATAAAACTGAATATGAAGAACAAATTCAAAAAGAGAATGAAGCACTGTACTTCAATTATCCATCTCTTTTTCAAATGCATGTAGAAGACCGATTAGATGGAACCTTTTTTGAAATGCTTGCTCTAAAGAGAAGGATTGAGAAAGGAGAAATTACTCCAGAACAGGCAACTCAGATTGTAGGTCAGAAGCTACATCAACGGTACATTCCTGAACAGTCTCAACCTGCTGAAGCTCCAGCATTGACTTATGAGGAATACTATAGGCAGACTCGATAGAGTTCCACACTTCATACTTCTCTGTACTTTTGCAAATCAATAAAAAATATTTATGAAGTTCATCCCAGCTACAGTCTTTCATAGCATAACACTTGATTCTACTTAATCCAAGATCATCTAGCTTACTACATAGCTCCTCTTTTGACATAGTATTTTCCAAAACAAAGAAGTCATTTTTCGGGTCTATATAGAGTTCTCTCAAGGAATCTATATTTTCAACGAGCGTCTTGTATCCTAAAATACAATACTGTTTTGTATAATCAAAATTCAAAACTGAATTACAGAATTTTCCTTTGAATTCAGGACGTTTCCAAATAGGACGTGTCCACCACCCATTTTCTGGAGATTCATAGACACCTAACTTTTTCATATGATCATCTAATTTATACTCTTGGTAGGCCTGAGGAACAATGAATTGAGGACCTAAACGATTAATCTCTGAATTGCGAATCAATGAAAAGTTATTCCATCCATCGTTCATGTACTGAATGTAGGCAAGCTTGTGAACACGGGCAATCTTGGTCTTAACCGCTGTTCTCATAATCAACTCTTGATCATCACAGATTGGAAGATATTCAGAATAGTTTCCAATTTCATTTAAGACTGAACGTTTCCAAATACGAGGATGATTTGGAAGACCTACAATATGACTCATTGAAATGTTGTTCATGTTAGGAGATGAAATGACATTTATCCAAATATCTTGATACTTTTGGCAATAATATCCAGCGTATCCAAGTCCAAAATGATCACCATAGGAATGTCTATTTCTGTTCTCGTAGAGATGTCCGCCATCCATATAGACAAATCCAACTTCTGGATCAGTTTCAAATGCTTTTACTGCATCTCCTAAACACTCTGGAAGAATTTCGTCATCGTGATCTAGTTCAAGAACATACTTTCCTCTACACATAGAAGCTACTTCATTTTTTACATTACCAATGTTTCCGCTATTTGTGGCCCTGCGATAAAGACGAACACGTGGATCATTACCAACTAACTCTTTCAAGAAAGCAAAGTGTTTTTCATCAGGTGAATCATCCAACACTACCCATTCCCAGTCTTGCATAGTCTGTTGCTTCAAACTTTCATAAGGACGAAGAAATTTATGATATGAATTATAGCAGGTTGTAAAGGCAGAAAAGACTGGACGTGTCATTTCATGTGGAATCACAACATTATGAATGTAGCAGTAGTTAACACCGCGATTAAATGCATCTAAGTCTTCCACAGATTTGAAATGAATCCATCGTAATCGCATACGATTTACAAGATAATTCATTGATTGATAATACTCTTGCTCAGATTCACCATATGTCACTAAAATATGATAATTACAATCAAAAAGTTTCAGAATATCATTTCGTTCTGAAGTGAAATTTAAAGTACAGTTCAACTTCTCTTTATTTACAGTGAGAAATGTATCGATTGCGGCATACTTCTCATGTCTGAAAAAAAGAACATTTGGATATTTCATTACGTATTTACTCTTATTTCTGTTTAACTTCTTATGCTTTCAGTTCTGTACGAAGCTCCATCAACATTGTTCCTAGAACGTTTTTACCAGGCCATTTGGAAGGATCCTTTGCTTTGGCTGTTTCTGCAGAAGTTCCAATTGCCCAATATTTATCACGTGCAGAGGCTTCACCAATAGAACGTGTTCCTGTTTCTAACAGTTTAGTCTTGAGATCAGGATGCTGAACAAACTTTGCTTTCAAAGCTGTTCTCATAACTCCATCTTTAGTCTTCTCCCAATCTTCTTTTACAAAATCCTTCACTTTCTTACCTAATGCTTTAACTGCTTTAGCAGAAGGTGTTTTCAATATCTTATCTGCTGCTACTCCATCTCCAAACTGCTTTGCTTTTGCCCATTGAAAGTAGTGTTCAACTGTTGGAAACGTAATTGAATCTACTTGGAAAGGTGCTTCATGCATATTGGATAACACACGCCATTCACCCTTACCTTCATCTGCACCCAAGAACAACACAGGTTCCTGACCAGGTTCTACGACTTTTTTAACAATCCTCTTTTTAGCAGGTGGTTTCTTATCTGTTGGTTTATCTTGTTCACTACGCTCATCTTTGGGTGGCTCTGGCTCAGGCTCAGCAACAGGAATTTCAACTTCTTGTTTTTCAGTTATCTTGGGTTCCTTGGATCTCTCAAATACAAAGCTTCGATGTAAGAAACTGAATGCCTGATGTTCTTGAGTTAAAAGGATATTGTTCTGACCCGCATAGTGATCTCCAAAGAGTGTAGTTGATATCAAGTTATATCCATGCTCCTTAAGAACTTCCGTCATCTTCTCAAATGGCACCAAATACTCTTTCTGTGGTTGCTCAAAGCTTTCTAGATGAACTGATATCGCATTTCCAAATGTTTCAATCCATCCTTGTCCGTCATCGTATTCTTTCACGAACTCTCCAAACACTTGAGATTCTGATCTGAATCGATGGCTCTTCTTTCCAAGCATCAGTGCATACACAGAAGCTCCGTCCAAACAGGTTCCAAAGAACAGACCTTTACCATGAGTTTCAAGATTAGTCGCAAAGGATTCAAAGGACGCATCGGATTCACAAGCATAATGAATAGCCATTTGGCAAGAGATCGTATCAAACTCTGTCTTTCCAGCAAAGTTCTGAAGATAAGGTGTTGAAGCAGGTTCAGCTCCTGATACAATGTTTGCGTATTTGGCATCTCCTTCAAACAAAGGCTTGGTCATATCTCCACAAATGAACAGAACTGGAGGAAGGTAATCTGTTGGATGATTTGCCTTCTCTTTCAAGTAGCGAACACAGGCTCCTTGACGAGGAGATGTGATACATGCCATGGATGAATCAATACCTACAACTCGTGAAGGTTTAGTGCGCTTCCACTTGAGAAGATCACCTGCTCGTCCAACAGCTAACTCTAGCAAAGAGTCTCCTTGTTTGATAGACGATTTATACAGATCATCTTTGATTCTGTTGTGGAAGCTGTAGACATCACGAAGAATTCTATCTCGTGCGTCCAAGTTGTCTCTGTAATACAAGTCATCTTCAAAGGTAGCATCTGGTGGAGCATCTACTAGGTTTCGAATCATTTCATCTGTGATTGGTACATGAATGTTGGTCCAGATTGAATCGGCAACTGCTATATCATTACCAAATTGTGGACGTCCAAGAACACGATACTGATGAGTTTTGTCATATCTGGTTCGCATAATGTTCCATCGTCCAGAATCTGTATTGTAGGAACATTCAATGATAGTATCATTTTCAACACGGTTTCCTTCAATATCTACTGGAATTCCACGATCATTCAAAGGAAGACTGATGATGTGAGCTTCAGGAGCTCGTGGAACAGAAGGTTGGAAAGGTGAAGGAATGCGATCACGACTTTCTGCTTGAACTCGTTCCTCTGGCGAAACTACAGGAGCAGAATATTCACCGGTCATCGTTTCACATGGATACACTATGTCTCCAGGGGTTCTTGAGATATACAGTGTTCCTTTTACAACTCGCTTACCTAATCCTGTATCAAAGCTCTCACCATTCTTGAACTTCACTAGAAAGTCAATACTGTTGTGAGAAGCAGGTTTCCATTTATAGACTGTAGTCCATGTTTTGCCTTTACGTTCATTGTTTGGTCCAACAGGTGATGAGCGAGGTGTAAAGACTAATCCATCTGTAGGATACTCAAACTTAGTATCCAAGATCTTGCGAATTGCTTCTTGCATAGCAGGACCATCTCCTGCAAGAAACATCTTGGTTACAACTCGTAATGGTTTTCCACCTGGACTTGAAGTGAAGTCTTTAGATAAGTCTCCAACAAAGGAACGAGCACATCCAAGTCGAGATTTGTTGATATCTTCTTCAGATGTGAACAATGGCAATCGTCGTACATCACGATTGCGATACCAATAGACATCAAAGATACAGAATTGGTTGCGATCTGCAAGATACTCACCGTCCAAAATATCTCCTACGTGAATGGAGTTAGTTGCCATCAAACCTGTCCATGTAATGACTGAACTTGGAGTGATACGAAGAACACGTAGATCTCGCATAACCACAAGAAAGCATCTTTCACCATCTGCTTTATTGGTAACCGTGTATCCTGATAGAATGTTGTTAGGACGATCTTCAAGTAGATGACGACGTTCTAATGTTACAGGATTTAGGAAAGGAGTATGTGTTGTCTCAAACTCCATACGATATCTCTGAATGTCTGAAGAAGGTAATACAAATTGTGATCCTTGAAAAGCAGATAATACTGGAGTGATGTGTTTGAGAACAGACTCTACGATTGCTGTATCTGGCTTTTCACGATGTATGACTTCCATCTCAAGTTCGTAAGTAGGTGTCTGTTTCAAGATATCTGCAAAGGACTTAGTTTGTTTAGTCTTGGACTTGACCTGTGAGAAGTCGTAGCGGACAATTCCGTCTAAACTGGTCCATGACTTGCGATGAAGAATGCGTACATGGCTGACTGCATCCATTGGTGAGCCTGAGAAATCCTTGCGAAGGTGTTCTTCATGACGAAGTGTGATGCGAATTCCAGAATCAGGAACATCTATTGTATCCTGTTTGCCTTGAATGGCTGTGACTACCTCAAAGTATCGGCGTTTACGCTCTACTTCAAGAGGGACGCCACGAAAGCTTCCAGTAGTACAGACTTTATGAATATTTTCGGCGCCTAATACGACTACCCGAAGTCCATCAGGGTACATGAAGGTTGCATGATGCTCATCTACAGGAGCACCTCGGGAATGAAGTTGAATAGATTTGACAATGCGATCTGCAATGTCCTTAGTATGAATTTGATTGGGAAGAAGCTTACATTCTAGTTCTGCGTGTTTATCTTTCTTAACAAGTGCTGCGAAGTCCTTCAAACTGGCCAATGCCGTAGAAGGGAGAAGGGTATCCATGGTTCCTTATCTTTAAGTTGTGAATGAAAACAATCCATTTTTATCGTCGCTCATAAGTTTTTCGCTCGACTTCATCTGCTTCCATTCGCTTGTGCTGATCTAAATAAAAAACAACCATCTTTTCCATCTCTACTAAACATTCTGGTGGAAGTACATCGGAAGATACAAGAACACCTGTTTGAGTCTTTGTGAAGCTCTCTGTATACTTTTTGATAATGTTAAAGATTTGTGCGTGTTCATTTGCATCAAGTCGATCAAGGTTTTCCTTCAACGTTTCCTTGCGACTTCGGTTCATTTGTATCTACAACAGCAGTTCTAACCATCTTCTTCCTACGCGCTTCTCCAGGAGCTTTGGTTTTCTCTACTGCAACTGTAACCATTCGTTTATCGCTATCTTCTTTACCTACAGGTGCTGCGATCAAATCCATCGCTTCAGGTTCTGCGATTTCTTGATTGATAGCAGGGCGAATGACCTGACGAAGTTTTCCAAGAACTACAATAGATTCATCTCCTTGCTGAAATCGTGTTCCAACAACATCAAATTCAATGTCTTGACCAATATCGGCTTCATCAAAATCAGGGTTTCCAATATGAAGATCACGAGGCAGTAGAATTTTAATAGGCTTAGTCTCTGCGTGGAGACCAATCTTGCTTTTAAGTGTTACAGGTGCCTTAAACACTTGACCTGAGTGAGGAAGGCATATATTAGCTTGAAACTTAACATTGTAGTCTAATCCGCCTTTGATAATGTTAGTGCGTCCAAAGGAATGCTCTACAATCGTAATACTTCCACGTTCAATAAATCCTTCAGACAAGCAGATACCTTCATATTTGTGGCGAAGTTGTGCTACTAAACTAGCGTGAATGTTACGCTGAAGAAATCGTGCATCTACATGAACATTACGAGTTAATTCACGACGTTCATAAAGAGGATCCATTATACCTTCCTTGTGATTTGGAGTAGATGATTTCGTTTTAATCCCTTACGCCTTGAGTTTCTTCATAATTATAGTTTTATTTGAAGCAGATCCAAGAACTTTCATTTCTTCAGGTGTATACCATGATAGATTATGCTCTTCACGAGCAAGTAGTTCAAAATAAGTGCATAGAGGTCCACCTGAAAGTCCAGCTGGAAATCCAACTTCATTTACATCAATGTATTTTGCGACAACTTTCATATATGCTACAGAATTTTGACCTGTAGCACAGGCAGTAGGCATAAAGCTTTTTTCTCCGATCGTTCTGGTAATCACGTCATCTATCACTTTAGAGGGAGAAAGAGACACAACACCATTTGTGCCTACCGATGCAAAGAGCTTACCTTTATCTTTCACAAATCGTTCAATTAGTTCTTTTGTCCATTCTTTGTATTTTGTAAGATCTTCTCCGGTAATATCTGGATCATCTCCAGATACAATGATGTCTGAATCAGGAACATACAATCGTGAAACAAATGGAACATTTGGTTTCGTTGCTAAATAAGCTTTCTTTTCAGCAGGTGTGAATTCGTGATCTAAGATATAACTATTTTTGACTTCTTCTGAAAATCGTGTTGCTGAATCTTTAGGCCAATTAAAAGAAGTGCGTCGTGTATCTAATATATCTGGAGCAATTTCAGCAGGTTTTTCTTCTTCAAATGTAGGTTCAGGTAAAGGAACTTCAACACGAACTGGAGGTTTTGTTGTGCGCTCAATCAGAGTGCTATTTGGAACATCAATAGGAGCCAACGCATACAAATCACCCTTGGATTCAAGAAGACTTGGACGTCCAAAAGCATCGGCAAATCGGAATGCTGTTAAAATGGCTTGTTGTAAAGTATAGATGACGACTTCACGACTGAATGGACGTAATGCTGAAAAGAGCTGTTCACGATCCCAAATAGATTTATCAATCATCAAGTTTCCAACTTTTGTCAATATTTCATCTCTTGAATCCAAATAGGAAGATAACGGGCGAACGTGATCTGGATCAGGTACAGAAGGAGTCACTTTACATTGTTCTATATCAGGTGATTCATCAAACGCAGGAGCCATCATTCCTTTCAGACGATACACAACTTTTTCATGACCTTCATCACGTATTTGAGGAACTTCTAACTCTCTCCAATCAGAAGGAAGAGCTAATTGAATAGGACAATCCATTGCAGATTCAGCCATAATCTTGCGAACTTTAGCAATACGAATTCCCTTAATTTCAACTCGTGTCCGATACGTATATTCATCAAATGCTTCACGTTCAGCTTCTGGACGAACTACATGAAGATACACCGTGCAGTTTTGCTCTTCTGGAACTAAGCTTTGATGACTACAGGTTCTCAATGCACGACCAATAACCTGTTCAATTCGACTCATATTCCACCAAGGATCCAAAATATGAACTTGACGAACAAATCGGAAATCAATACCTTCAGCTGCTAAAGGACTTGTGACTACAACTTTAATATTCTTTCCAGTTGAGTTAGATCTGTTCTTGACAGCATCTAACATTACGCTAATTTCTACATCAGTTGCAGTGGATGAAATCAATATGTATCGTCCTTTAGACGAACCTTGATAAGAAGGATTACTAAGAATTGTATTTCCTTTATGAGGTTTATATCCATTCTCTTCAAGTGCCATCGCAAATAACCTAGCTCCACGTTCAACGTAGTTAGAATACACTAAGCAAACTCCACTTGAAGTGTCAATTGAATTCAACACACTCACAAACTTAGACGAATAATTCGGTAAGTTTTCAGGTGTCAAAAATGCTTCACCTGTATACGATAACTGATTTGCATTGACTCTGAAGGTTTGATTGAAGTTTTTGTCTTCTGGAAACACTGAGATAGTAGGCATCATCATCGCTTGACGCTTAGTGTCATCATCTTCATTCTTTCCTGAAGTTAGAATCTTCTTTTGAAGTCCTTTAGGTTCAGATGAAACCAAACTCAAATACTTAATACGATCTGTATCAGGAATAGCATCTCCATTAAATCCAAATTTCATAGATGTATTTGAAGCAATCTTTGGAGGAGGAAGACGAAAGGGAAATGTAAATGGACTCTCACCTTTGACGTATGAAACATAGTTCTGACACCATTCACGAAAAGTTCTTTCTGCTTCAAGTGTTTTGAGTTCTGCAGAGGATGTGAATAAATCAGATGCTTTCAAAGTAGTATCAAATGGTTGCTTTCGCTCATTCCACATAAACAAGTTCATGAAAAAGACGATCTCTTCATAGGTATCATACATCGGTGTAGCAGTCAACAATACTAATACAAGACCATCTGCTACTTTGACTAAACGTTCAAGACCTAAAGCTACTTCAGTTTCCTGAGTTGTAATATTATGTGCTTCGTCAATAATTAGCAAACGATTATCAAAGTTTTCATGAACCCAGTCTTCATCAATGTCCATCTCAGTTCCAGTTAAGCGACGATTCAAACTTGCTCCAAACGAGTTGTAAGCTTGAAATTCATAGAACTCCTTGATAATCTTATCAGCAGTGCTTTCAAGTTTATCACGAATTTCAGGATTTGCCCAGTTCTTAGGTTCAGATTCAATACGCATCAACATATCCAAGTATCTACGACCTGTACATTGTTTGGAACTCAAAGTATCACTCACTTTGTCCAGATTCACACGACTCATATCAAAAATTTGAGTTCGAAAGTTCTCTTGAACAGCACGTGAAGCAACAATCATCACTTTTTTGTCTTGAAACTCAGGTCGCATGATGTATTCTTCAGCAATTTGGATACCAGTGCACGTTTTACCAACACCTGTGCCGTGAACCATCAACAAGTTTCGCGTCGGAGAATCTGGTGACAATATCCGCCTAAGAAGTTTCTGTTGAGGTTGAAGTGTGTACTCACTTCCAGCCGAGTTACAGAGCCGATTGCGGATAGAATATAACGCTTCCAAACTTGCAGCAGGAAGTGATTGAGGTTTTATTTCAGAAAGTTCTGGATAGGATAAGTTGGCCATTACTTTGTTTCCTTATTATTTACTAAAGATGTCCTCCTCAGCAGCTTCTGGGAATACAAATACTGCTTCTGAAAAGAAGACAGAAAGTGTTACAAGTTGGGGTATTGCGAGTATGGTAGTTGGAATACTTTTTGCGTTCCTCTGGCATTTGGGTGCCGCTAGTTTGTCGTATACGAAGTACGGGTCGATCGGTTGGGCGATCCTGGACTTCTTCTTTGCATCATTCTACTATCCATTCTACGCATTCTTTCTGAATACACCACCAGCTCCTACTAGCATGTTTGGTGGACGCCGTCGTAAGTTTTTTTAAAACAATCTAATACGTCTGTAGGTCTTGCGTTTGCGACCACCTTGTGAAGACTCTGAATCTGAATTTACAATAGAACTTGCTCTTGGCGGTGTAAATACCTGTGAATTAGATGTATATCCACTATATGGTTCGTTTTCTTTCTTTGATTCATAATTTTTCATAGCAAGATCTGTTGGAGCTGTAGTTGTTTGAACGCCTGTCATAGGATTATCTGTTATAGGTGGTATATAATCAATTATCTCTATTGATTCAATTAAGGTAATAAAATCTATTGTTTCAATTTTATAATGTTCTTTAATTGCTTGTTCAAGTTCTTCCATAAACTCTTCATCGTAATCTACAACATAGATATTTTTAGGGCGTTTTCCAAGAACTGAACCTTTAACTTGTGTTACAGCCCATTCTATTTCTTCTTGATCTGTTACTTGATGCCGATTTTGCTTAACAAGTTCAATAAATTCTTCAATTGTTATTTGATATTGAACTCTTGATATACGATTAATCATTTCTATAAGAATATCAGGTGTATTTGAATCGTAATCTATAACATTTTTAGATAATGCAAAATTAAACATCTTCTCTCGAATAGAGTATTTTAAATTATCAAAATCTGCAAGCGCTCTTTCTTTTGTTGGTTTTACACCTCCCCTTAAACGTCTTAGAGTTCTTCTACGTAATTTACGTTTTGCACCTACTCGATTATTAATTATTCTATTAACATCACCTCTAAGATCAATACTAAGTCTTTGACGATTAGGAAGTATATAAATATGAAATTTAGAATTTAGATTCTTGCGATATCCATCTTTAGTGGATGTAGAGATTAAGGGTGCTTGAGGCATAAGTAGTAGTTTTTGACGATAGAGAGTTTCATATTTTTCCTGATCAGTTCCAACTATTGTTTGTATATAGTTTTCAACAAGACCTTTTGCATATGTTATTTGTGAGGATAAAGTGCTTACATAGTTTTGTAGGTTTTCTATATTTTGTTGGCGAACTACTCCACCATCTACTTTATACTTATAAATACTAAAAGCATTAACATCTAGTAATAAGTCATCAAATCGCTTCGTGATCTCAGTGTGTATTGTATCAAAACGTGCTTTATAATTAATAGCTTGATTAGCATTTACTCCAGGTGTATACTGAATAGGTATTATACCATAGCTATTTCGAGGAGATGTTTTAATTGTATCTGCATCTTGTCGTAATGCTTCAAAACTACACAATCGATCACCGGATGCATGAATAATCATTTCAGGGGTATCAATCTGTTCCCCTTGTCCATACATTTTTTTAGCACCTGTGTATTGTGATTTGATTCTAGGAGATGAAGCTAATGCAGAACTGAAATCACCTAATATCTTTGCAACTACAACACATAAAGCTACAATAGGTTTTAGATTTTTATTTTCTAAAAGTTTCTTAGCATTTGCATTTCCAATAAAAAATCCAGTGTTTCTAGCGTTTGATTGCTTGAATTTAGCATTAGTCAATGCATGTTCACGAAGAGTATATCCAATAAGCTTGTTACCAGTTTCTTCAAACTTCTGTGATAAATCAAACCATCTAAAGTCCTTACCATTTAAACTTGCTTGAATAATCACCTTACATCCAACTTGGTCTCCATATGATCTAAAGTCTGAAAATATTACTGATTTAACAACATTTTCATTAAATCCTATGTATGAACCTGGAACTTCAATAATTTTTCCAGGTGTTGTAAATAACACTGGTCTTTGACTTCGGTTTGTTAGTTTAGGAGCAGTATCGACTGCATCGGATATAAATATACCATTAATAGCATTTTGAAAATAGTTAACAGGATGAGGACCTTGATCATAGACAAATGTAAGAGATGTATTTGGACTATCTTTAAAATGCAATGGAGTATCATTCACAAGACATTCCATTCGAGTTGTAAAAAAACCTCTGAGCTTTTGTTCTGTTCTTTGACCAAAATTTTTAATATATCCTTCTTTAGAATATCCTTTAATAAAGTCATTTTCATTACCTATTGGTTGTAGATTTCCATAGAGGTTTTTAATGATAGAATGAGTCAAACAAGATGGATTATCGTGAAAAGAATCTTGTAATGATCGTAAAACTTGTGCTTTAATTAAGTTAGGATCTGAAGGTGCTTCTATTTTTATATTTTTATATTGAACTTGTTCAGCCGCAGCGTTTGACATTACTTACTTTCAAGACTTTAAAACTTACCAATCCATCAAGATATCTTCCATTCTAATATCATTCTCAGGCAAGGAGGCCAGTTTCTGATTGACTTCTTCAAGTGTTTTGTCTTCAGGTTGTTCGTCCAAACCATCGGGTAGTCGTGATTCATCTACAAGAATATCCACAAATCCTGTTCCACAAGGTGGCTTCTGTCCGAACATGATGTTTGCAGAAACACCTCTCATAGTATCAAACTCAGCACCCATTGCTGCATTGAACATGTTCTTGCTAGTCTCTTCAAAGGAAGATCTAGCTAGAACTCCAGTTTCATTCTTGTTCATTCCAAATCGGTTGACAGCTACAATACGTCCTGAGAATGTCATGCTGTCTACAAGAACACTTAGATGATGATAGTTGACCTTCTCTTGAACGAAGACTTCTGAGCATTCCTCAAAGATCGCCAATCGTGCTGCTTCAATTCCAAAGACATCATTAATTTCGTGAATGTCGTTTGAGAATGTACGAGTTCCATCTACACCTGGAAACACCATGAGCTGATACAAGTTAGTTCCATCTACGTCTAGAACATATTGTTCCTTCTGAGAATATCCAGCTACTTTCTCATCGTAGACCAATTCATTCTTCACCTTTCGCAAGTGAACTCCACCAACTCCATGAACACCTGTTAAGACCGTATCTAATACTTTGTCTTCTAAGAATCGCAACATGGTTGGATTTTTGACTACATTCGCATCAAAGGATATACGAAGGATGAGTTTCTTTGCTGAGTTGTCTGAGTGAATACAGTTGATAATCTTCAACGATTTCTCATTCTTGAGTTTGGTAACTACTTCAGTGAGGTCAAGAATGTTACGAGCAGCCTGTTCTGCATCGTTAAGTTCAAGACGCATAATCCAAGGCGATTCGCATGTCTCACCTTCAGAAACTGTGAACTCTTGATAGAGTGCTAATATATCCATATCTTCTTCAACAACAGTTCCACTGCTTGGTGGATCATAGTAAATTCGAACAGACTTAGTTATATCTCGCAAAGTTGTGCGTTGAATCTCCTTCATCTTTGAAATCGTAGCATCTTGATCGCTAGAGATATCAGGACGAAGATAGACTGTATTACCAGGTCGTTTAGGATTAGCAGAGGCTGATAACAACTCTTCAATACGTGGAACACCTGAAGTAGCATTGGCCTTGGCAGTTCCAGCAGAGTGGAAAGTATTCAGGGTCAACTGAGTCGTAGGCTCACCAATGGATTGTGCCGCAAGAGCTCCTACCATTTCACCTGCGTGTGTTTGGCTCTTGATATATCTGTATCGTATATCACGCATGAGTTCATCAAATAGCTTTTGACTGAGACGATGTGTTATGATTGCCTTCTTGGGTGCCAAGTAGTATCTCAATAATGTGTGGAAGACCTTGTTATAAGGAAACTCCTTCATGAATCCATTGAGTGCTGCAATAACATAGGTAGGTATCAGATCTGTCTTTGTTGAGTATGGATTCTCGTATTTTGTGATGAGACGCTTCAAATGAACTGGTGCTAAGACTGTATCGTTCTTTCTGAATCGGAAGACAGATCTCACAAACATTTCACGATCTGCAACCAACTCTTCCACCATATCAGGTGCTTCTGTGACACTTGATGTCAAGAATGGATTCACATCTTCAGGAGTCAAAGCATACTCTTTATAGATGTTCTCTAATGTCATCAGTGGAAGTTCACAAGTCTGAGACTCTACAGCAACTGTGTCTACACCATCTTCTCCATACGCAAACTGAATTACAGAACCTGTTACATTACGAACAGTTCCATCATGTTCTACATGTTGATCTTCCATAGATTTCATAAGACGACGCTGAATGTATCCTGTATCTGAAGTTTTGACGGCAGTATCAATCAATCCTTCACGACCTGCCTGTGCGTGATAGAAGAACTCAGCAGGCATTAGACCATCTACAAAGGAATGTTGAACAAATCCTCGTGATTCAACACCATCATCATATCGTGCAAAGTGAGGTAGTGTTCTGTCTTGAAGAGTGTATTGAACACGTTTACCTTCAATCAGCTGTTGTCCTAGCAATGCCACCATCTGTGTGATGTTCTGCTCACCTCCTTTGGATCCTGAATCAACCATCTGAACGATACGATTAGCTTTATCAAGTGATCCAATCACTTTAGTATTAATACTTGCAGCAACCTCTTTCAAAGCAGATGAAATGTCATCTTCAAGTTGTGCTCCATCTGAGAGACCTTGTAGGTTCACAAACTGTCCTGAGTGAACTGCAGATAGAATCTCAGCTACACGATCTCGTCCCTTTTTGAGCTGTTCAGCTACGAAGTCACGTGTAGGTTGATTGGCAATCAAGTCTGATGTGCCTACTGAGAATCCAGTATACAAGTTGTATTGAGTGACAATTGATTGAATGTCATTGATCAACTGACCGCATCGTTCAGGTCCAAAGTCAGTGTAGACTACATGTAGAAGACCACTGACACCACCTTTTTGTAGAACATTTCCATCTTCTAATTGACCATTCTTCAAGTTTATACGGCCCTTGTAGTTCATCATTGGAAATGCTGCTGAGATCAATTCACTTCCAGTCCATGGAATACCTTTGCGAACGAAAGGAAGCTTAAGTCTCGCAAGAATGTTCATTGCAATTGGTTCAGGAACCTTGACTCCAGGTTGTGAGATACGATAGGCTCCAGTCATCGTATCTTGAAATAGCTGAATGATTGGACTGTTAGTTCTTGGACTCACAATATTACGAAGTACACTTGCAATATATCTGAGTTCAGTTGCAGAGGCAATACTTTGAGGAACGTGCATGTTCATCTCATCACCATCAAAATCAGCATTGTAAGGACGAGTAGCTGAAACATTGAGACGAAAGGTTGAATAAGGCAGAACTACAACACGATGTGCCATCATAGATGCCTTATGAAGAGAAGGTTGTCGGTTGAACAACACTATGTCTCCATGAATTAGATGACGATGGACTACATCGCCTTCACGAATATCAATTGTATCAGGATTCACGTATCGCAGACTGACTGTACGATCATCGGCTTTCAAATACACTGACTTTGCTCCAGGATGCTTGTCAGGACCATTCTTGACGTATCCGAGAAGACGATCACGATTGTAAGGACTGACAATTTCAGGGAAAGTCAAGTTGATCGCAATCTCTTCGGGGACACCTAGTTCATCCAGTTCGATGTTCGCATCAGGCGTAATGACGGATCGGGCTGAGAAATCAACACGCTTACCCATCAAATTACCACGAACACGTCCAGTCTTAGCTCCAAAACGGGACTTCAAAGTTCTTAGAGGACGTCCTGATCGTTGTGCCGATGGTTCAAGACCCTTGATGTCATTATCCACATACGTCGCAACATCGTATTGGAGTTTTGCAGTGTATTTGTCCAAGACTTCTGCAGATTCTTCTTTATCAATCTTTTCACGAACCTTGTCGTTGGCTCTCAAAATGTCAATGAGTTTATGAGTTAAGTCATCTTCCATTCTCTGATTGTCATCCATGACGACCGATGGACGAACTGTTAGTGGAGGAACAGCTAGAACAGTGCAGACCATCCATTCAGGACGAGCGAACTCAGGATTCAGACCAATTAATCTACAATCTTCATCGGTCATGCGCTGAAAGGCACGAAGAATCATTTCAGCCTGAATCACGACTGGATCTGTACCTTCAACATTCGATTGGCCTTCCAAAGTTGCTGCCTTTCCAATGACCTTGGCAATCTTCTTGAAAATTGGTGTTTCGCAATGAGGGCATTGAAGCACTTCATCCTTGCGAGGAGTCGGGCGTAGGTCACGGACTTCCTTGAAACGAGAAAGACCTGTAGATTTCAGAGATGTAACAACGTCTTCATTTGCAAGAATCTTGGAGCAGTTCAAGCATATGACGTTTGCTAACTTTTCAACCATATCGAAGAACTGATAGAGATAGACTGGGCGAGCTAAACGAATGTGTCCAAAGTGTCCAGGACAGAACTGGTTGGTTTGCTTACAGGTGGGGCAGACCTTGCCATTTTCAATCACACCGAAACGGGCATCAAATACACCATTCGCAATAGGCTGATTATTTTGATAGGTCTTGTCTGTGGTCACTTCTACCACGGAACGCTTGAGTAAATTTTCAGGATTTGCAATGCCGAACTGAACGCCTACTATTGTATCGCCCATGTTTAATACCTCTTATTCTTACGTGTAGACTATTCCATTTTGTTGTTAAACTCACCAAGTTGTGATATTATTATCTATATAATTTATCGAATGCAGCATTTTGTAAATTTGAAACTACTGGAAATAGTTTATGATTGAGTCTTGCAATCCACTCTAACCATAGTATATTTGTTGCCATTGTGCTAATCACAATTAATGTAAATATTGACAGTTCTTGCGAAGGTTCCAACTTGAAGAGTTGAAGAATAGGGTCAATAAAACTAGTTGTGTCACCAATCAGCTTTTGCTCAACCTTTGAACTTACGCATCCATTACACGTAATATGTTGAAGCCATACAGATGTGACGAGTATCAGTGTAACAGTTTGTAGCCAAAATGAAGGATAAATTAAATGAGAAAATGCTACTAAGAAGATCAATGCATATCCAAGAAAGTAATGAATCACACGAACAATACGACCTTTTTGAACATCGTCTTTTTCCCAAAAGAAAACTTTATGAATTGTCCATTCCCAGTTTTCTACAGCCCAAGCTTCCATTACTCTGAATACTGAACATAATGTTTCAAAACTAACACAGCTAATGCTGATACCATCGCATTAAAAACATAATACGTTGTATCTTCATGACTATCATCATAGTTTGTATCGAAGAGATGATCAAGAATATCGGGTCCGTAGTTAATTGTTGTATTGCCATGATGACGAGAATGAGTTTCATTTCCAATTATTGAATAATTTACCATATGAATAGATATCCACATAAATGACCCCATTAATACGACACTTGTGGGTATAAAGTGAAATCCAGTTACATGTTGAATCCAAATTGGAAACACAACCCAAAAAAAGATTTCCCATAACGTTTCTGCAAATAGTTCTAGTGTCCTATTTTGAATTGGTTTGGGTTTATGATGGTGTCCCCAAATATGAAATACTGGTAATAAAATCCACGAGTCGAGAGGTATTATATGAAGAGCACGATGAGACCAATACAACCACATAGGCATCATGACAATTCCACTAAGTAGATACATTGGATCAATAGGATGCGTCAATAAGTAGCAAAACCATGTGAAAACAGCTCCCATAAGAAAGTGGCCGTGCTCAACAATACGAGCCATAGCCTTGCGGTCAAACATTACACTACACGAAGAGAAAAACAGGCTTCCCAAAACTCATCATTGTCTAGAATTCGTTTAACAGCTTCAGGATCGTAGAGATTCTTCAATTTTTCTACAAATCTTTCATATTCTTCACCACGCTTTTCACGAAACAGTAAAGCTTGACGAAATCGTGCACTGCGTATAAATGTCAAGATCTCCTTTGCAAGTTGTCCCGTTGTGTAAGCGGGTACATCATAGTCCAACTCCTCATCTTTAATTTTCCTAACAATGGAAGTCCATAGTTCAAGTGTTAGGAAGTAATCCATCTTATTCATGTAGTTTGAGAATTAGTTATAGATTTAGTCTTCATATTTTTATGGTGGACCTGGCGGACCTGATCCACCTCCTCCTGGACCTGGAGCTGGACCTGGAGCTGGACCTGGAGCTGGAGCTGGAGCTGGAGCTGGACCTGGAGCTGGAGCTGGAGCTGGAGCTGGAGCTGCAACTGGTAATATATATTGATAGTAAATAGTACAACTTAAGTTTGTATACGTAATACCTATTGGGTTAAACCCTAAACCAACTAACCAAGTATCTGATCCTTGAAAAAATGCTGCTACACCATAAATAGGAGGTATATCTCCAGTAGCTACACTTACTTCATAACCAGTTATCCATATATGACTTGCACTAACAAAATCTGGTTTAACTATACTTTGTTCCTCAGTATTTTGATCTGCAAGAGTCCCTGTATAACTCTCTGAAACTAGAGTACTAAAAATAGTTCCTTGATTTCCTTGAAATCCTTGAGGTCCAATAGATGAAGGTGGTCCAGTAGGTCCTGTCAAATCTGGTCCAACAGGTCCTGAAGGTCCAAGAGGGCCAAATATATAATCTCCTCCTCCATAAGGACCTGTAGGACCAGTTATTCCTTGAGGTCCTATACCTACTGGTCCTGTTGGTCCTGTAACAGTTTCACCAAAATATTCAGGCCCAGTAAATCCTTCAGGACCTTGATTACCTTGAGGTCCTTCAGGACCTTGAAATCCTGTATATCCTTTACCAAAAGTACCCTGAACACCCTGAACACCCTGAAAACCTTGGAATCCTTGAGGTCCTTGAGAACCTATACTTCCTACAGGCATACCTCCTTCTAATCCTTCATTTCCTTCAAACTGACTTTGTAATCCTCTATTTCCTTCAACACCTTGAAGTCCTTGTGAGCCTTGCCACCCTTGCCACCCTTGCCAACCTTGGCGTCCTTGAACACCCTGAAACCCTTGAACACCCTGAAATCCCTGAAAACCTTGCCATCCTTGTTTATCTAAAACTCCTTGGTTTCCTATGAAGCCACTCCATGATCTAAATGCTAGAACCCCTTGCCATCCTTGCCAACCTTGAAAACCACTTCTACCTTGAAACCCCTCCAATCCATCCCATGATCTATTTCCCTGATTTCCTTGATTTCCTTGCCAACCTTGAAACCCACTTATACCTTGAAATCCTTGAAGACCATTAAATCCTTGAACCCCTCGATTTCCTTGAAATCCTTGCCAACCTTGCCAACCTTGCCAACCACTTCTACCTTGAAATCCTTGAAATCCTTGAAATCCTTGAAATCCTTGATTGCCTTGAAATCCATTTAGACCTTGAAATCCTCCAAGACCTGGGTCTCCTTGCGACCCTTGATTACCTTGTGCTCCATTGAATCCTTGAAATCCTTGCCATCCTTGTCGTCCACTAGATCCTTGGTTTCCTTGAGGACCTTGAAATCCATCATTCCCTTGTAATCCTCTGAATCCTTGAAAGCCTTGCCAGCCTTGAAATCCTTGTGAACCTTCCAAACCTTGGTTTCCTTGAGATCCTCTGAAGCCTTGAGGACCTTGGAATCCTTGAAATCCTTGAGGACCTTGAAATCCTTGAAATCCTTGAGAACCATTAAATCCTTGAAATCCTTGACTTCCAGTTGTTCCAGTTACTTGAAGACCTTGATAACCATTAGGTCCTGTAATACCTGTATTGCCTTGACCTGAACCTATAAAACCTTGAAAGCCTTGAAATCCAGTAGTTCCACTTACTGAAGATCCTTGAAATCCTTGAATACCTTGAAACCCTCTAAACTCTCCTGTTGGGCCCGTAACTCCTGTAGGACCTTGATTTCCTATAATTCCTAAAGACCCTGTAGCACCAGTAGGTCCCTGAGCTCCTATTGTTGAAGCAGGTCCTGTAGTTCCTCTAATTCCAGTTGGTCCTCTTGGACCTGTTCTTCCAGTTGCTCCAGTATCTACAGTAGGACCTTGATTTCCAGTAGGTCCAGTAGGTCCTCTTCGTCCAGTAGGTCCTTGAGTTCCAGTTATTCCTGTGGGTCCAAGTGAACCACGAGGGCCTTCAGGATTAGGACCAGTAGATCCTTGTGGTCCTTCTGCTCCTACATTTGCTTCACTACCTTGAGGACCTTGAAATCCTTGAAATCCTTGTGGTCCTGTAAACTCTGAACTTCCTTGAGGTCCAGTAGCACCTGCTTGTGCTCCTGGAATATATCTTAGAGGTGGATCGCATGTGTTTGTGGACCTTGGAGAGTACGAAACGTACATTATTACTTATGAAACACCGTAATAATAAATTGTATATGTCGCACTTGACGAGTCAGCTAATCTTACTTTCATTGAATATGTCCAGTAAGTACTACCTTGATATGCGTAGATGTATGAGACTGATAATACATTTGTATCAATAGTAAAATATCCTGCTAGAATAACTTTATCAGAATTGACAATCGTTGTTGCTCCTGTATTTGAATAATATGCGCCTGTAGCTCCACCTGTAAATGTAAGAGTAATATTACTTAGACCCGTTAATGTATTATTAATACCTTGTGGTCCTTGAGTTCCTTGTAATTGACCACCTGTAGGACCTGTTGAACCTTGATATCCAACTGCATCTCCTTGCCATCCTGTATTTCCTGTTGGACCTGTCACCTGTTCTCCATATGGACCCTGTGGACCATCTAGACCTTGAGGACCTAAAGTGCCTACAGGTCCAGTATTTCCAGTAGGACTAAACCCTGTGGGTCCAGTGACTCCAGCAACACCACCTAGTCCTTCAGCACCTTGATTTCCTTGAGGTCCTTGAAATCCTGCAGCTCCAGTAGTTCCTTGAACACCTTGCCATCCTTGAAATCCTCTTAATCCTTGAAATCCTTGAAATCCAAATGGACCTGTAGGACCCGCAATACCTTGACTTCCTTGATTTCCCTGATTACCTTGAGGTCCTTGATTACCTTGAAATCCTTGCCAACCCTGCCATCCTTGCCATCCTTGAGGTCCTTGAACACCCTGAACACCTTGCCATCCTTGAACACCCTGAACACCTTGCCACCCTTGAAAACCTTGATTCCCCTGATTTCCCTGAAATCCTTGAAAGCCCTGAAATCCTTGAGCACCCTGAAATCCTTGCCACCCTTGCCACCCTTGCCAACCTTGCCAACCTTGAAATCCCTGAGAGCCCTGAAATCCCTGATTACCCTGCCATCCTTGCCAACCTTGAAATCCCTGATTGCCTTGAAATCCTTGAAATCCTTGAAATCCTTGAGCACCCTGAAATCCATCAAGACCTTGATTTCCTTGGAAACCTTGCAATCCTTGAAATCCTTGAGATCCTTGCCAACCTTACCA